AACCTTTTTAAATACTTTATATTTGTATAGCCCAACAAATGTTCTATCGGCCTCGGTTAATCGGCTATAAAATCTTGATTTTTTTTCCTTAAACTTATCAATAAAGTCCATGAAATTGCCCTCTTTTTCTACAAAAAGACCTTGTTTTGTAAACTCTTTGTCCAATATTTCATCATTTATTAAATTTTCCTCGTAATAATGGGTATTCACATTAAACGGCAGTATTAACTCAATCTTTTGGGTTTGACCTGGCGCCATTCGAATGCTATATTTTTTTACGCCATTCTCATTTATCTTCCATTTGCCCTTATCCAGTAATTTAAGTACCTTAAAATCATCAAATGCTGTATATAGAAACGTTCCATTTTTAACCAATAAATTGGATATTAAAGCCGCTATATTCTGTATATCTTTTAAATTAGATGTTAAATAATGCAATGCGAAAAAACAGCATACGTTTGGAACCTTGCCCATATATGTTTGTATAGTTGCTAAGTTTTTCTTGTATGGCTCATTTAAGTTTGCATTAATTATTTTTAGTTTAGTTTTGTTAGGATTTTCCATATCAAATTTACGTTCCACGGCAACATCTATCGCATCTTTATCTATTTCAATAAAAAGCAAGTTTTTTACATATGATAATCTATAGTTCATTAAATCAGACGCCCGGCCGCTTGCTAAATCTATTACATCGGATGATATACAGTATTCGCGTATTAAACTTGATTTAACGAAATTGTTGAGTTTTATAGGGGCCTCGTGCATATCAGTCTTGGTTGAAACGAAATACATAGATTCTGCTATTTTTTTCTTATCTATTAATAGGTCCTTGTATGAAACGGGATTTCTGTACGAATTCCATATCTGTGTTTCTACTTTTTTAAAATCATCGCCATATTTATCAGTATCGGCGCTGTTAACTATTTCTATAAAAATCCATTCGTTATTTGTATAAGCAAGGCTCACATATTTTTTATCTAAATTCATTTTCGATTGATACAAAAATATATTGATTCCAGTACTTGGGTCGAACTGCACCAATTTTACATCGGGGTCTTGTTTATAAAACGGCAATAATTCGATGCCTGAATTTGCTAAATCGCGGGATGTTGTTGTAAGATATAATATATACGTGTTTTCTTTTTCTGGATGTTTTAGGCAGTAAAATGTTATGGGCATTTGCTTTGATGACCATTGGTATATAGGATTAAAATTTAATTTGGAAAACTCTATAAAATCGCGATTTTTGTCTATTTGGCCGGCATACTTTTTTATTTCATCGTATGATAGCGCCGCGTATGTTATATATTTAATATTCATCATTTCACCAAATTTCTTATTTCTATAGTTAATTTGGTCAGGCTTCTTGTCGTTAACCAATACGCCGCCGTCAACAATAACGCGTTTAATTATGTATACGTCGCGCGTTTTTATTGCGGTCAATATACAGAACCCGCATTCGTATGGTATCATTTTATCTTCCGTAGAAATTTTTGACGCATAATAAGATATGTTTTTTTCAGAATCTAATATAATAATATAATCTATGCCGGAATACCCAATGTTTATGAAGTAATCGGCCTTATTTACTATAATGTCAAAATATTCAGTTCTATTTATTAAATATTTCTTTTCAATGGCGTCTGATATATATTTGAATTGGTTTGGTGGATTTATATATTTGTTTAATAATTCAATTATATAACTTGTTATGTCGCCGCCCATCACGGTTGTGAACTTTTTAATAAAAAGTTTTAAATCTTTTATATAATTTTTATCAGGCTTTCGGGCATATTCCAATTCTATATACATTTGGTCATTGTTATCCCAATCGACTGTTGTTGGCTTTGCATGCGTTTTTTCTAAAACCAGTCGAAAAATCCAGTCGGTTGCCGCGACTGTATATATTTTTTTATATATTTTAATTGGATGCAACAGACTGGCGTTATAGTTTGTAAAAAAATTGCAGAACACATTTGGTTTTTTTAAAATAAATTGATGTTTTTTATATATGTTTTCGCCGTCTACAATAATTACATCTTTGCCCATTTGCTGATATTTTATAATTTTTGTAATTGGCTTAACATTAAAGTATTTTTTTAGTTGCTGATTTTTAGTCAATATCTGTACAATAATTTTGTCTCGGTTACTTTTTTCTAATGTACTATAACTTATCGATTCCATTATATATATAAAATGAAAGTAATTAGCGTAGTAATATTGTGGTACATAATGCAATCGGCCGCTAAACTATTAATAATGATTACTCGAATTGTTCTGAAGTTTTTTTACAAACTATAATATATGTTATCAGCTAAATCCAATCACATTAAAAAACTTTATAAAGATTCTAAATGGAAACCTATTTTGATACAACTTATAAAAAAAATAATAAGATGTACCGATAGTGATATAGAAAAAATAATAGAAATAAATTTAAATGACAAAAAAATAGTAGAGCAATTAGGTATTATAACAGCGCCATCAGAAGCATACAGCACTCAAGGCAATATTAATAAAGCATTTAGAAAATGGAAAACAATAAAACCTAATATAAATACGCATATACATGGTATATTAGATTTTGGCGGTGGCGTTGGCGACGCTGCGTTTGCAATAGGTCGCGAAATATTAAAATTGCCGCTTGACCGAACCTATGTTATAGATGTTGATGAGTTTGGCGGAATTCAATACGAGCCGCGCCCAGATATTACATTTATACATTACGATAAAAAAGAAAAGCTAAATAAACCAGTAGATTTAATAATGATATCACATGTTATGCATCATATTGATAATAAGTTATATCCGGAAATAATAGAATTTTTTAATAAAATATTAAGCTCTAATGGCGTTATAATGTTGTACGAGCATGAATGTAACCATGATAATATAGTTCCTATCATAAACTTAGAGCATTGCTTATATGATGTAGCCGTTACCAAAAAGATGAAATATGATAAATTTGTAGATACGTTTTATGCGAAATATTTAAGTATAAAAAAATGGGAGAGTGTTTTTGGTAAATATTTTATGCCGTTTAATATTATCAAATTAAATAATGTAGATAATAGTTTTTATATGTTCTTTAAAAAATCATAGATAAAATATCAAATTAATAATGTAGATAAAATAACATGTTTTTTGAAAAAAATATCAAATTAATAACCTAAAAATCATAGAATGAGTTTTAAATATAAATATCAAATTAGTAATGTAGATAATATATCAAATTAGTAATGTAGATATAAATATTTATTCACATGCAATAGTCGGGCTTGATTCTGTACTTCCGAATCTGAATGCCGTTATCATCGTACTCATACTCAAACGCTGGGTCGTAAGGGTCTGACGCGCGCACAGCTATATATTTTCGATTGAATTCGCCCGACATCCACTTTTGGATGTTTTCGTATTCGACAGGATTCTTGATGGGGTCCCATCCGTATAGACGCGCGTCAATCAGCTGTTTTACCGTGAGATAAGGAATGCCACTGGGATTCTTAACGGAAACCATCAAGTAATCAAACAATATATCCTGATCAAATACCGTGCGGCTCATATTGAACTGATAAATGTACTCCTTGAGGTCTTCGCGCCGATACTTAAGCTCATTGGTATGAGTAACCTTGCGGAGATTGTAGTACATATGAGTGGGGCGAAGATAAACAAGCTGGTCTTCTAGTTTACGAATGCTTCGCTCTTCCTCCTTAATAGATGTGAAATGAGGGTTATGTTGCATATTTGAATAGTAATAATAATAATCGATACATACTGCTGTTCTAATTGCAATATAGTCGCTGGATGGAATCAATGAATAAGGATATACCCAGCTCTGAATAATGCCCCAAACCAATGGGTAGAAACTATACATATCTTTTGATACTGTGCTAAATTTAATAAGTTCGGGAATAGTTAAATAATTGGCCATGTGGCTGAACGTATCATCGATAAACTTAGGCTTGCGCTGTTCAACAATAACCTCAGAAAAGTTTTCAGCCTCGGTAATGGAAATACCATGCCGGATAGCAAACTTTCGCAATGCCGCTGCAATCTCCTTAGTAATATCCATGGCTTTTAATAATATACAATAAAAATCATTTTTTTTTATAGGTATCTTTCAAATATAGAATTGTCTTTATTTAACGAATCTTTTTTATCTTTAATTCTATCACTGTAATCCCACATGGGTTTTGACCCCATTCTAAAATCATCTCGGATATCAGCTATTGTATATCGGAATGGGTCCGACTCGTTTTGTATATAAACTAGTTTTTGATAATGTTTTAAATCATTATCATCTTGTTTAAATACTGATTCTATACACGTTTTTGCCCGCATTTTTTCATGCTTGGGATAGCCATTTGATGTTCTTTCAAAATTTGAGGTTGCACTCTGGGCCGTTGTAAAAACACTTATAGTTGTATTCTTTCTTAATTCGGAATCTATTTCTTTGTCATCTTGAGACGAGATAATTGTAGTAAAGAAGTAATGGCGACCCTCGTAAAAAATTTCTTTTATTGCCGATGATTTTTTATACATTTTTTTAAATGTACTGGCGCAGTCATCAAGAATAAGCATAACGTTTGGATTAAAATCTAGAAAGCTTAACGCGGCCTTTTCGGTTTTTGATATTCCATCCATATTCTCCAATGAAACTTTGTGAAATCTGATTGTCGTTTTATATAGTTTTCTTAGCATATCGTCGCGGTCTATCAATATCTGAGATTTTTGTTTTTTCTTATGTATAAATTCTATATTAGAATCTTCCACGGTTAATATGGACGAGTGTGCTTTTTTAATGATAGATTCTTCCAATATTGTAATCGTGTCATCCGAAACCTTGTCAAACAATGTTTTTAATATCTCCAGCTTGTTGGCATTTATATACGCGGCCGATGAATTTTTTTGTCGTTTTAATAATTTATCAAGCCATTCGCAGTCTAACTCCTTATGAATAAATTGGGGCGGTATCTTGTTAGTATACGCATTATTGCTAGAATTAGTTGGGGCGACAACAAATACGGTTGGTATAAAATCTTTACATAAAAACATTATTTCATCTATTATGGTGCTCTTGCCGCTGTTTGTTCTGCCGTATATTATAGTTGTTTTATTTAAGAAATTTTTGTATGTCTTGGGCAGCCACTGCAATTTTGTCCGGTCTGACAAAAATAAAGATCTATCGTCCGACATTATATATATAAATATGTTTTTTGTCTTTATAACTTGAATGTTTATAATGTATCTATTCATTCAGAAATTAATGTATTCATTAATTCGATATAATCAAAAAAAATATAAATTGAAAAAGGTTTTTACGTGGAATAACGGAGAACGGCGCTACCATCACTGATGAGCAGGAAGTTAATGGCGGATGCAACAACTAACAGGTTAGCAGTCTTGGTGGTGTCAACGCCAGCAGCGGCAGTGAAATCAATGTAGAACTCACGAGCGCGCGAAACGTTAATGTGACCAGATGGCTGGTAAGTGCCTGGATACAGACAGAAGTTAATCATAAGAGCTCCAGGGTCGGAGGGCGCAACAATGTTAGCACCGCCATAAGTGTGTGGTAAATATGCATTGTAGAAGGCGGCAGGGAAATCGTTGTAAATAGGAATGCCGTGTGCCTTAATAGAGACGCTAGAGAGCAGAGACGTTTGAACGGGGACGGAATAAGAAAGAGGAGTGGATTGAAGAGTGCTGGTCTTAAAATCAGTAAGACCAGTAACAGTTGTAAGAGTTGCAGGGACAGCGGTTTGACTCTGCAGAGAAAGAGTGTATGTAACAATAAGTCCAGGAGCGTATACAACATTTTCAACCGAGAAAGAATAAGAAACACCGGCTGAAACGAAAGTAAGGACAGATCCAATAACAACATTTGCGGAGGCGGCAGTTGGGTCAATAGTGTAAGTAACTACTAAAGAATATCCAGTAGCAACCGATGGTAAAGGAGCTAAAACCGATGAAGAATAAGCACCGGCCGTAGTTGCAAAGGTGGTTGCTGCCGTGGTATAAGAAGCAACGGCCTTTTCTTTTTGAACATCCCATCCGATAGTAGAGCGCTTGTCATCAGTAACATTGGAAAACTTGTACCACTTGTCTAAGTTAGCACCGCCAGATGCATAAGACGTGTATCGGAGACCAACGAAAAGAGTTTCAATAGGCCACTTAAGCTGAGACATAAGAATAGAATTTCCAGTCGTGCTAACCGAAGATACTTGTTGCTTGTGAACACGAATAAGACTGAATCCAATTCGCTTGATGAAAATATTGTGAACTTCGGGATTAACGAAAATATTGTTAACATAAAGCTCTAAAGTTTTAATAGAAACAGTGCTCAAAGTACCACCGGCGGCCGTGGCGGTGTCCCATGAGGTGCCATCAGCATAACCGCGAGGATATGCGGCAACCAGATCAGACTGGGCGGCCAGTTTGAAATTAATGAAACGCTGACCATAAGGAATGGCAACGGAGGGAACTGCGAGGCGAGGGTCCTTGTTGCACCAGAACAGAAGAGGAATAAACATTTCGAGGTCATCAGTCTTGGCGCCGGTAGGGGTTTGGAGGCCACTGGTGTCAACAACCTGAGTGCGGTATTTAATTTGACTGGCCGAAACGCCGCTTCTAGCCCAGTTAGGTTGGTCAAGGTATCCAACCTGGGGCTGTTCCTGACCAACGCATCGGTCCCAAGCAAGCTTCTTGTTAGGCTGAACGCAGAACTCGCGGTGGAAATTAGTGGCGACTGAGTCATAAGCATCAAGGGGATTTCCGTTAACATCAAAGCTAACACGTTCAATAAGACGCTCCCCGGGGTAGTCACACCAGCGGAAAAGATTTTGCACCGATGGATCGGTGGGTAGGCCAGTCATGGTTGGTTGAGATAATACAACGTGAAGACACATGTCACAGAAAAAGTCGCCGAACTGGGGAATGCTGAACTGAACTACTGAACCCAGGCTGGTGGAATTGCCAGAACTAGGAGTAACCTTGTTATATTCATAACCAATGGCGGCGAATGGCTTGAAGTGAGCATTAGTAAAAAGAATGTGAGTACGCTCGATGTCATACAGAGTAGGTACCTCGTTGGGACCACGTGCTTTTTTAATATCGTCGATACGCTGATTAAGAAGAGCCGTAGCCATCAACATACGATCCTGTTTACCATCATTTGTAATAAGTTGGAAGATACCACCAGTTGCCATTGTTTATATTAATATATATATCTACATATATAATATTTATAAAATAAATTAAATTATTATCTGTCGGCCATCCATTTAGAACCATCAGTCCATTTTATCATGTTATCAACGCATATGCCCATTTTTATAATGTTGTCCATGTATACAATAATTACATGTCCTTTATACATTCCGTGAAACTTTTTATCTATAATAATCCCATCATTAAACTTATTATGTTTAATTTCATGTTCGTCATCATTATCATCATACCAAATGCCGCTAACTGATTTTTTAATAAAACATATAAATATGCAATATATAATACATATAACTACTATAACTATTACAAGAGCAAAAAATGGGCTTGGATTTTCGGACCTTTCTAATATAAATTTCGCATTCAAAAAATTATTTAATTCAGCTTGTTCTTTTTCTTGTTCTGACATTAAGTATATATTATAAAACTTTGTTCTATAATTTAAAATTTATATGAATAAATATATACCATGTCTGATAAAATACAAATATCGGCAGATGCTTTGGTTCCGGCATCCAATTTACGAAATAATAACCTACAAAAAAGAAACTTAAAAGAAGTTATAACTGATATTTTAAAGCGAATTAATGATGAACTGCTAACATCGCATAAAGAAGGGCAGCATCATGTAATTACAACAATGCCCATAACATTCAATATTGCAAGCATGTCAAATAAAGATAGTCAGCGATATATATATTCCACAGTTATCGATGAATTAATATCAAAGGGATATAGAGTATGGATTTGTCCCAGCAAAGACGGGTGTAAAATTAAAATAACGTGGATGAGCCAAACCGATGAAACCGAACTCAGATATCAAACGCAGCTTATTGCGACGCATACGGTTAAATTTTAATTTAGTATTTTTAATTTAGCTATACTCAAGCTCCTTTAATTTGATGTTTATATCGTTTATTTGCTTTCTATATTCATCTGGGTCAACAGATCCTCCATATTGCAACATTGTAAATTTGGATGGTGCGGGTAGTATTTCTTTAATATTACATTTATTAAAAATTTTATACAAGTATGAAATCATTTCTTTGTTGTTTATATTATCAAATATTTTTGGATGATATATATTATTATAACTAATAGCGCACGGAAATGAACAGAAACATCCGTTAGTTATGATTTTAAAGGTTGCATCAGTCCCCGATTGTTCTATAACTTTTGGTATAAAAACGGGTATTGTTTCAAAGTTTAAATCGCAATGCCAGCATTTAATGTTAGTTTTTTTTATCCATGTATTTAAGCTATTAAATATGGATGGTATTTTATTAAAGCATATTTTTACATCAACATTCAATTTATCAAGAATTTGCTTTTCAAACAGGTCCTCGAGCGGACAGCAGTCTTTTATAAAAACTCCAGTTAAAAATAAAATATTTGGGGTTTTGTATTCTTTAATATTCATTATTTTATTATTTTTTATATGTATTTAAATTATATTTATATATAGTATAATGAGTTCATTTTCATTTGGGGCTGAGTACGGAAATGACCAGATTAGTGCTGGTTCAGATTATTACATAAACTATGATGAGGTTAACTATCTGTCGCAGATAAACAAGATAAAAAATAAAGAAGACCGAATTTATAAGAAAATTAATAAATTGTCTGAATGTCCGCGTTCGGGTAAAATAATTGACTATTGTAAAACCAGTGTGTATGCAAACGATGGTTCTGGCAGGGAAAGAACCCGACAAGCAATTATAGATGATATTGAAAACCAGTATTTTTCAGGGCGTGAACCAGTTAAATCTTGTAATCCGGCGCCTATTGAAAAACTAAACGCAATGCCCATTGTAATGCAATCTAATAAGGAGCCTTTTAAATCGAGTCAACGCAACCCAGCTGAGCGTTTCGATGACACCGACCGGTTTAATGAATTAGAAAAAAATAATACTATGCTAATGTATCTTGTATTGTTTTTAGTTGTTATTATAATGGTCCAATACTCTAAATCAGAAAAAATGCATATTGTAATGGTTCCAACGCCGGCAATACCAGCTTCTTAAACTTTTAGCAATACTTGCTAAACGTCAGCAATACTTGCTAAACTCCTAATTCAGTTAAAAAATCTTCATTAGATTGATCTGATTGATCTATATATTCGGATAGACCGCCGCGACCAGTTATAGGGCTTGGTTTCATACCAGATTCATACATTACGTTATCGTTACCAATGCCTCCAATAAAATTATCGGAATCATTGCCGCCTAACGTTTGTTTAGTTTTAAATTGAACTACACCATCATGTATAAATATTACAACTAACGATGCAATAAATACATATAATCCTACTTTACCAAGTATCCACATAGGTGTTCCTTTTTTACATGGATAAATCAAAATCATAATCATTAATACGACAACGGTCAAAAATGCTGTTGTATATATCTTGCTGTAAAATATTTTGTTCAATCCATTTGATGCGAATGTCATTTCAAATGTATCTTTGAAAACTTTACATAATTCTATGGGCATTTTAATTATATATATAAAAATAAAATTAAATTAAAAATCATCTAACGTAGTTCCTTCTTCCATAGTAAGATTGAAGTCATCGGCGCTGCGTAACGCATTCAGCATAACACTGTCGCCGTTAACAATACTATTTATATTCGATGAGTTAACTTCTATATATGATGATTCATTTTCAGCATCGGAATCACTTTCCGATTCTATTTTTTTGACAGGCTCTGGGCGTTGCTTTGGTTGTTCACGGCGCATCGGCTCTTGGCGTTGATCGGGGCGCAAATCCGGGCGTTGCGGCTCTGGCCTCTGCTGGGCAGTCTCTGACCGCGAAGGTTCTCGATTATAAAAAGGTCTTTCTTGTTCGCGCGGTTCAGGTCGTGGGTCTTGTCTTCTATAATGAGAGCCCTTTAAGTCTTCGATTGTCTTAAGTAAAGATGCCTCGGATGCTTTTTTTACTAAATATGCTTTCTTAAGTATATTGTTCTGCCGCTTGAGCTCATATTTTTCGCCGATTAATTTTTTAATCTCAGCTTGCATTTTTTCGGCAACCAACCGGTTTACTGTGTCATTTTTGTTAATTACTTTATCTGTAACAAATCGCTGATAGAATCCCTCTCGCTCCATTATTAAACAATCAATAAAATCATCTTGCAATATTCTGACATTGTCTTGTTCTTTATGGTAATCTATAATTTTGGACATATGCGAGTCGACCACATTCTTAATAAAACTCTTGATTGATTGGCTTAGAACCATTCGCAAAACACCAATTTTTTGCGTAAACGTTAATGAGTTAAAATAGTCTTTTGGTACGAAATCGGCAGTTATACGATCAATAAAGTTTGAGTAAGAGATACTTGCAAAGCCGACGGTTATAAAATAATGATGCATTCCGGACAGCGATTTTTTATATAAGTTTGGGTTATCAAGACTTTTAATGAATGCATTTAAAGTATGTTTATACCCCTCAGTTATACTGCATGCCGACCCACTTATCTTTAATTTCTTAGCTTCGTTGTATAGATGATTATAAAATATATCAACATAATAAGCGCTTATTATTTCAAAATTGTCAATTGTTTTTGTAGAATAATTACTCCGGTCTAATATTCGGGTTTCCATTATTTTATTATATTAGTTTAAGCTTTAAACATTTATAATAAAATTATATGTTATATTTTTAATTTATAAGATATAGTTAACTTTAAGTAGTTAAAATAATTAAGCCTAATGAATACGATTACTGTTTTTAAGCCGCCTGAAACACCTGATATAAAATACAATAAAACGGAACGAGATATATTATATGACTCTTTCATAAAAAACGCCAGCATACCATATCATCACTTCATATCATTTATGGAAATGGAAGATGCCGAGAATAAAAGTAAAGATATTAAATCAACTTTACCAAGCATTTTAATTAAACCTATTTTAAAATACTGCATGCCTATTATTAATATGATTCCAGGCACAGTCGCCTCTAAAGAAAGCAAGTACAGCATATTACTGCAAGTTGAGTTTCCAATAAAATGTAAATTAGAACATTTTAATAAGCAGTCTATTATGGTAGCAAAACATGATACGTTTAGTATTATAGGAATACAACTTAAAAAAAAGCTTGTTAAAACGATAGATGCTTCGTTTTTAAACTTTATGTTGGAAAATAATATAATAGATATATTAAAATCAGGATGCTTTGGTGTTGAGGACCATCAAAGTGGTGTATACACGCAAGAACGGACAGAATATACACCATTGCCATTAGATGAAAAAGCTATATATTTCAAGTCTGATGCCGACGCTGTACAAAAAATTAATATTGTGCAATCATATATAAAATATGTTAATAATTTCTATAAAAACAGCTTATCTATATATCATACACGAGAATTAAGTGTCGAAGTTGCAAGACAGAAACAGTTAACTAATATACAAGAATATAAGCCTGAAATTGATAATATAGATCCGATATCTAAAAAAATAGCTAACCTTATAAATGTTCGATTGGGAAATAAATACGTTAATACTTACATATTCGATAAATATCAGAAACTCGATATGTTAAATCAGATACAGCTTATGGGACTTTCTAATGAATTGAGTAAAAAAAAGCTGCAAGAAATAAGCATCAATAAAACATATTATGATGTTATAAATGAATTTAACCGATTAAAATTTATTAAAATATTGGAGAAGGCCAAGAAAAATGCTATATCTCTCAATAAATTTAATACTACTATAGATAAACTAAATAAAACGCAATGTACAATTATCGATTTGGAATTTAATAAAATGGAAAAATCAAAAACATTGACCAAGGATTATTTAGGCCTTGAATTGGTTAAATCATTAAATTGGGCTATGCAGATGGATAAATATATGCTGATGCGCGAACGATTAACCGAATTAGAAAAAATCGTGGTTATGCCAAAGGATTTAAAGACCGCGGACATGCTTAAAGATAAAGCAAAAAATATTATAGTTTGCCCGCATGTGATAGCCAAGGCCCAGTATATGCTCAATTCAGCAAAGAATATATCGAGCAGCGGCATGTTGCGCGAGTATTTAATTAACAATTTCTCAATGCCCGATGATAACGGATATTATTGCAAAGTATGCGGCGAACTGCTGGCCGATGCTGATATTGATGAAATAGTTAAATATATTTCAGGTAAACGCATTTCTTTTGTTGCAGACAATGATAGGCTTAAAACAGAAATATGGAAAGAAGTTGCCGCCATAATAACATTACAGGTAAAATTTAAAGATGCGGTTAATCTCAAGAATATTATTACATCCATAACCGATGCATTAAGACCGGAACTTGGTGTTATAGAAAATAACTTACTAAAAATCAAATCTAATAATCGCGATAGTATTAAAGACCTATTATACATATATACGGTTGTTTACACTTATGCTATGATAGTTAATATGATACATAACAATTATGGGCGCATAACATTTGCAACGCGGGTCGAACATAGGCCTGATTCTGCGCGAATTGGAGCTGGCGCAAAGCGAAAGGGTGGGGAGCCCAAAAACGCCAAAGATAATCAAAAGATTTTACAGAATATTATTAACAACGCCTTATTTATAATACTGCGAACTATTAATATAGCAATTAATAATGTGTCCAGTTTGAACATAGAGTCTATAAAACCAATATTAATTAAAGCATATAAATGGGCATCATCCTTAAAGATGGAGGTTAATAAACATCATACCGAAGAAAAGCCGGAATTATCAATGGATGATGATTTAATATATAACTATGTAAAATATATAGCGCGGTTGCATCATTATTATAAAGGAAATAAGTTCGATAAATCACTAAAATATATATTGGGGCGCAATGAAAGTAGTATACAAGATGGGTTTAAAGACAATATAAGCATATACGCAACGGCTGTTATTCCGGAGCCCTGGTCTAATACTAAACTATGCAAATATCAATATGATAGTTTTATGCAAACTATGGAATATATTAAAAAAAAAATATATAAAGAGAATGCCGTTCCATATTCTAATATTTTAAGCGAGCATGTAAAAAAATACAGTTATTTAAATCAAATAAGCGACCAGGTATTCTACGACGGCATGCGAACTGAAATGAAGCCTTATAATCGAATAGAATTATTAAATAATTTAATGATAACATATAATAATTTTGATACTATTAAAACCGAGCGTTATTATGATAACAATGGCAATTCGCATAAGTTTAATATTTATGTATACCAAATGGCTAATTCGAAGGGTTTACTATCGGGCGCCAAAAAAGAATATACCAAGGCTGACGTTAATAAATGGCTTTCAGCTAAAGAAACTGCTAAAACAAAGGAATTTAAAAATATGTTTATAGTTGATGAGCGATGTTCCGTATGTAACGTATTAATGTCGCAGGTTAAAAATATATCGGTAGATAAGGCACTGGCAAAAAACGAAGATATTAATGCATTCTTTCAATATTTTGAAAACAGATGTCCCAAGGGCGAACTGCATAACTTTATTATATCTGAAAAAGAGGGCTATTGCGATAAATGCAATATGACCAAAAAGATTTTTAATGAACAAGATAAAAAGTTTTATGACAAGTATGAAAAAATGTATGAAAAAATAATATCTGACAAAATTGAGTACGACAAAAATACTATTGATGAAATAACTACAATAAAAAAAATAAACATTGATAAAAAATCTTTTCCGGCTTGGAAGATTACTAACTATTTTATTATGGATGTTTCAAAGACTTTTAAAATAAAATATAACATATGGATAAATTTGGGGCTATCTATCAATAATAATTATCATCTAATTGAAACAGAGTCTATTAATCCATCTGAAAATCAAACGCCCGACATTATGTCGCTGCGAAATATACAATTATATAGTTATTATTTAAATGTAGTTACAACGTACAATATTATAAAACACTATGAAAGTGCTAAATTTATTCCTTATTATCTTAAAATAATATTAGATAAAAATAATGTTGGCGGCCTATATAAGAAATTAACCAATTTGGAAGATATATTAAGTCAATACGAATACTACAAGTTAAATGCAGATCCGCACGTATTATCTAACTTTCTTTTAAGCTCGATTTCTTCCACAATAATAAATGTTTACAATATTATGAAAAAAGCTGGAATGGATACGGCCTTCGCATTAACTGAATATATAATAAAGATTTTGCTAGAATCGGATAAATTATTGTCAAATCCTGATATTGCTAAGTTTAAATCGGCACTATATAAAACTAACGATATAGATACTACAATAAATGTCGATGGCGTAGATGCTGACGTAGAGCAGTCCGACGTAGAATCAGAAAAATCAGATGAGGATGCCGAGCCAGATGATGTTTTTAGTATTGCCGATATGGACATAGAACAGGATGCCGATGAAAATTTAATTAGTAATGCAATGGATTTTTAAGAAAAATTAGTAATGCAATGGATTTTTAAAATGTAATGGATTTTTAAAATGTAATGTATTTTTAAAATTGAAAAA